TACTGGAATCTCCTTGAGCGAGATTCCCCAACGGCAGCATAGCTACCGTTGGGGAAAAGGTAACTACGCCTTGATGGCGCTGCGCTTGCCGCGGCCCTTGCGACCACGACTCTTGCGGCCCTTCTTCAGATGGCTTGCCTTCATTGCACTAGCCTTGCGACGTTTTGCCATGATGTTTTCCTCCTTGGTGTGAAATAGAAATGGCCCAAGGCCATTTCTGGTCTTGAGCCATTGCTGATTCCCCAAGGAGGGGGGGCATGCCGCTCAAAAGATTCTGTTAGAGCTATAAGCCGAATTCTTTTTCGCGTCAAGTGTTATTTTTACAAAATCGTTTCGTCTACATCCAGAATCTTACGAATCTCTTCCGCTTGTGCATCAGAAATCTTAGTGCGCTGTTCGAGATTTACTCCCTGCACAGAACCCTGGTTATACTGAACAACCATCTTTCCGGTTGTTCTTGTAGCTTGGAGTAACTCGTCGGTCTGCTGAATATCGGCAGGTAATTCGACGCTTACTTCGGTCAAATAGTAGTCTTTTTGAACCTTGATTTGGACTGCCATGTCTTCTCCTTAGCTTTCGCTTACTACCGTGCGCGGTTCTCCACCTTGCGCGCCTTTTTGCTTGATCTTGGGCGGCTTTCCTCCGCTCGATGGCCGACCGCCACCAGCGCCCTTGCCACCGCCGCCGCCCTTACCACCGCCCTTACCACCGCCACCTTCTTCTGGTGGCTGAATTCCGAGCTGCTTCATAAACTGCTGTGCCGCAGCAGCCGCAAGAATCTTCAGCTTTTGCGATTCCAGCTCTTCGTTGAACCATTTTTCATGTTCGGTATTTCCCTGCACCTCGCCATAGTTGGGGATATCGAGGTTCTTCATCACCGTCGACCAAGAAATCGGCGCACCACCACGCTTCAGTTGCAGCATCATCAATTGACGTTGCATCTGCGTCACCTTCAACAGCGTGCTCGGCACCGATACCAACCGAATCTGCTTGGCAAACCAACGCGCACGCGTCAGCTGGTTGTAATGCGATGGATCTTCGGGAAAATTACCGCTGATCATCTCGTCGGGCATGTGGCTCGGAACCAGATCGTCTGGATTAAAGTCAAAAACCTCTCGTGCAATGCTGTCTGGTCCCACATACTCCATGATTCGTCCGACGTTGAACCATTGCAGGATCAGGAATTTCATGCGGTAACCAACCGCCTTATTGCCTTTTTCAATGCGTGCGGCAATGCCCTTTGCAATTGGGCCAATGGACTCCAGCATCTTGTCGGCCGTGTCATTGGCAATGTTCATCTTCATGTTCTGAAGATTGCCAAGATCCGTCAGGCCCAACTGCGACTGCTTGCACTCCTTCAAATACTTCAAAAACGTGAAATGCTCCGAGCTAACACGAACTTCTTCAGGAAGAATCGACTGAAGGATGTCTCTCGGCTTGCCGTCTACGCCGTAGCGCACGTCTTGCTCAAAGATGTCAAAATGCTCAATCTTTGCGCCGCCTGTGGCGGTGTGGTCATAACCGATCGGCGGATTCAACGTAATCGTGATTACGTCGTCTATCTTGCGCTCGATCTTGCGCGTCGTTGTTTCAATCGATGCCACATCACCTACTAAAGAACGTCCCAGAGGCTCCCAAGCCCAATCATCCACGGTGTACTGAATCACTGGAATCTTTCCATCCCAGTCAAAGCTTGGTCCGTCGTACATGGGCCGATCGAGTCCAGTGGAAGTAATGATGAGTCGCAGGTTCGGATACACGCGGCAATCTTCTACCGTCGCCGGTCGCATGTACGCCAAGCCGTTGCGCATGCCGCCAAAAATCATTTGGCCAACATAGGGAACTTTGTAGAACCAACTGGTGCCAACATCTCCCATTGGCAATTCATAACCGGTATTGTTGATTCGGAGGTCGCGAATAAACGTGTAGCGAATTTCGCAATAAAGATTGCCAAAACTCCGGTTTGGGCCACCATAGCGGAAGCGCTCGGCGTAATCCATCCGTCGCGCTTGAACCTGCGTTTTGTAACTACGCGGTCCAACTGTCTGCAATTGTCCCTGGAAAAGCGGGAAACGACCGTGAGCTTCTGCGATCGGCATGTAGTCGTAGACCGTGACGGCGTAAGCATCCTGCACGTCGTTGCTTCGAGGAATCTGAACAGGAACTACATCCAGCAGGCCCAACGCATCGAACACCATCTTGCGTTCGCCATAGCCATATTCGTCCGCGCGCACCTTTGGCCACAGATAACCGATACCGGTAACGCTGGCATACTGCAAAACTTTCAAAATCTGGAAAGGAAAATCGGATTCCAGGTAGACGCACTTTGATACCTTGGTCAGCATCTCTGCCATTTGCTTATATGCAGGGATATCCGACCCATATCCGGCAATTTCGCGCACTTCGGAAAGAGTTTCGCAGAACTTGCGGATGTCGTATTTCAGTTCATTGGTGACAAGAATTGACCGCGACTTATCTCTGAAGATGGCATCGAAAATGCGCATATTCGTGCCCAGGTTCTTGTAGCACGTCTGCCCTTCAAGAAACCCTTCACCTTCTTCGATTTGTTCCTCGACCCATCCAGCACGCGAACTTGGCGAGGATTCAAACTTTGGGCATTGCCAGCAGGTAGTTTCTAGCTCCATTGCGGTCAACCCTCGATTTCATTCAGTACGGCAAAATTTCCAAACAATTTCACCGCTGCCAGGTTGTACAACACAGCAGCTTCCTCGGGACTGCTACAGATTCCGAGATGATTGTTCTTCCCGTTGTGCTCAATCTGTGCTGCGAATTTCTTTCCTTTTTTTACTACGCCCCTATATCCCGTACTGCTTTTGTACTTGCGATTAGCTGCGTTTTGACTTGACGTTGCTACGCGCATTTCGGAACAGCGACAATCCAGTCCGTTCCCGTGGATGTGATCAACCTGAACGCCTTTGCTGACCCCCATAATTACGCGGTGCAACGAAACGTGTTTTCCATACTCCTCGCGCAATTCTTCCGTCGAAAGTGCTTCTGCATAAAACTTTTTCTTGCTTGGATGTAAATGCCAAAGAAATTGTGCCGCCAATTCCTTTTTGTCTGCATCGATAAGCGCTTCATGCCCATCGCCAAAAGGAATATGAACGACACCGTCGTCGTCAGTTATCCATGTCGCAGCAAACTCGGCCCGCTTTTTGCGGAAGTATTCTTTGCGTCCGCGAATTGTTTCCGGTTGAATCAAGCCTTCACCTGATAACTTCTATTGCGCATAGTAGGCAAAATTTGCCTACACGTCTACGCTAATTTCACATAGCGTAAGTTATGCGTAACCTATCGTCCTTTCTCATACGCTTCTGCATGCAGATAGCTTTCGCGCCGCATTTTTGTCTTGTCCGGTCGATTGCCATACGATTCCAAATGTTGGCGCAAGAAGTCACGGTTCAGGTTATTCCGTGCGTTTGCCATCTGGTGGCGCATGTAGCTGCGCAAGTTGGCGCGGATGGGTCCTTCAATCATTTCTCGCTGCTCGTCTTCCATCTGGTACTTGTAGGCTTCCCACTTACGCATCCGTTCCGACCACACTTCGGCTTCATGCATGGTGTTGCAGACAATCTTTTCGAAACCCGCTGGTGCCGGGAACTGTTCAGGAAGGCCCATACGGATTTCGCCGCGAGTTCCATCGTGCCAAAACACGATTTTGGTTGCTAACTGTGCGTTCAATCGAGACCTCCCACAGAAACCATGTTCGAAGAACATACGGCTTTGCTCAACGGAGGTGCTTTCTCCGTTGGCAATGCATAGCGCTTTTGCGATCTATCCGCAAGAATGTCGAAATCGTGCGCAGTAAAGAAAGATTGCGCCGCAGCACGCACGCGATCATCATGCTGACCGCTGCGATGCTCCAACTTGGAAACTCTGCCAGCCGCTGCATGCCGCTCCAGCGTTTTCAACTCTTCAATTAACCATCTGGATGTCGGGCGATACCAGCCACCATTCACAGCTTCCGTAAAGCGCGTCATCAGGATTGGCACACTCCATACGTTGGAATACCAGCCCTGTTTTTTGCCAGAATCATCCTTGATCTTTTTGCTGTCGTAGCGACGTGGAACGTGATGCCAATGGAAGCCCATCAGCTTCAACTGGTGCTGGCATGTATCACCTGGTCTTCCGATCTGCTCCACGCAAAACTTCACGCCACGTGGATCTTTTGCATTTTCGCCATACCAGGCGGCAATGCAAGCTGCAAATCCGACAACTTGTGCAGAGTTGATGCGGTTCGATACCAGCTCAGCCACCTGATAGTCATATTCATCGCCAAAACGGTTGCGCGTTACCGATACGCAGGTTCTGTCTTCATCCTCTTTGCCAAGACCATCTGCCGTGTCGATGCCGCAACTGTAGGTGTATCCAGGGTTGGGCTCTTCATATACCAGCAGCTTGTCAAAGGTTTCCAGCTCCACATCTTCGTCAATCGGAAGGAGAGGAACCAAAACCCAGTCATAGCGTTGTCCGCGATCCGATTTCCATGTCACGCGGATATGCGCTTTGTCGTAATCAATCAATGGCTCTGGTGGCTCAAAACCATCGTCGATGGAATCACCAGTAATGGCGTAGGCTTGCACCTGCTTCTTTCTTTCCTTGGTGTCGCCTTGCACTTCATAAATGTTGTCTTCGATCTCCTGAATCGTTTCCACATCGAACACGCTGTCATGCACACCTGTCAGCGCTTCATAGTCGTCAGCCGGCATCTGCGCAAGCCAAATCTTCTGACTGTGATTTTTGCAAGATTTGGCGTAATTGAATTCCCAAAACCACTGCTGCTCCAGCGGCATCCGCCAATCTTTTCCAACAATCCGTGACAAAAACGGCGTATTGCGAATGTAGGACTCGGCACGGATCACATGCTTGCGCGTTGCTTCCATGCGCTTCTTGTAAAAGTCTTCTGGAACCGGGAACTGACGAATCCATGCCTTTTCAGGGTAAAGATCCGTCGCCATTGCCCAAGGAATAAATACAGGGCAAAGATCATGCAATCCTTTGGGGAAGTCTTCTTTCGCAGCGCGCCACGTCTCGGCCAACCAGCCGGTGTTTCCACCACCTGTGCCTTCAAACACCATGAAGAGGTTGGGAGTGGCGTGCGTGGCGCGCAACAGGCCTTCTTCAATCACCTTCTTAGGCTTGGGGATATCCGCCAACTCCGAAACGTGAATTAATGTGGGAGTCCAACCTTGCGCGATACCCGTTGCCTGCATACCAGATTGAATGGACAACACAGATCCGTTATCGAATGAGCCTTTGGGTCCACGGCGCGGCACCAGCCACCAGGGGCATTGGTTGTAGGCAATATCCAGGATGCGACCGATCAGCTCGGACTTATCCGACTGCACCGAGGCCATCACAGCCTGAGTGTGCGGAATGAACAACATCCTTTGAAGAAACTTCAGAGCGGTTTTTGTGGTGATGCCCACCTGCCGCGCTTTCAAAATCAAAAGGCGAATAGCAACTTGCTTTTCGTCGAAATCGGCGATTACGGAATCGAAAACTTCTTGCGATTTCCGGTTTTTGAATTTGAAAATCTCGCCGCCTTCGTTGCAGACGTAGGCGTAGCAATCGTCAAAGTAGTTGCTATCGAGGGCACACATCACCTGCTCGTTCTCTACCCACCGCCAAATTTCCTTTTGGCGCTTTTGCGTGATGGGACGCACAAGGGAGATATACGAGGACTTCGAGTTTGATTCGATTTTTACGATGGAATCGATGTAGTGCTTGAATTCTTCCACCTGGGCAAACGTATGAGGGGTAGGCATCCACCCCTCACGCGCGGCGAACTTGTCCAGGTTCTGTACGATAATCTTTTCGGAATACATCAGCCCTCATGAGCTAGCCCTTGACGGCGATCGTCTTGCTGGCTCTCTTACCGAGCTTCTTGACACGCGGCGTCATTTTCTTCGTTTCGCACAGCTTGCTTGAAACGCGCTTTGTTTTTGCCATGACGTTCCTCCTTGGAACTTACGATCCCGCCAACTTGGTTGTTGCGGGAGGGTTGCAATAGGCCGGAAAACAGAAATGGCCCAAGGCCATCTCTGGTCCTGAGCCATTGCTTGTTCCCGCTTGAGCGAGGGGCATGTGTCTCGGTAATTGCTTTACATTTATACCGAATTACATCTTGCGTCAAGCGTAACTTTTAGTTCTCCGAGCGTAACTGTCGGATCGGTACAAGCTTTTGCAATGTATCGCTGGGCGAGGGGAAGAGTTCATCAATGTCATCGTCAAGGCCAAAAACGCCCTTCTCTTCATGCTCTTCCTTTTCACTGTCACTGGCAGATCCAAACACTGCTTTCCCGATGAATGTTGGACCTTTGGGCGTGGGAAGGAAGCCAAGCGCCTGGTGGATCATCGTGCGATCCTTCTCGCCGCCGGCCAACTGGGCAAACTGGATTGTCTTTTTCATAATCATCGGATGAGAGCTGAGCGCGATCACCTTCACCGCATTCACGGAAGAAGCCTGAAGCGCAAACAAGATGGCACCAGTCAATCGTTGCAGATCGATTTTGGCAGAATAGGCGATCGCTTCCCAGGGCAACATCTTACGATCGCTTGTCGGGAGAGAGTCATATTTCCCCAAAAAAGCCGCAATCACTTCATCCTGAGCGCAAAAACGCATGGCGTTTAAAACAGTCGGCAACCCACCCTCGGCATTTTTAAACAGTGGGGTGATCTCCGGCAGGGACGCCATCACTTCCGGCTTGATCTTCAGGCGCCGCAGTGCTTCGTCCCTCCGTTTCATCCTCATCGAGAGCTTGGGCACTGGCAGCGGATCTTGGGTGGGTTTTAAGGAATTCCCGCTCGCGTTCGCCGATGTATTCTTCTTCCTCGGGGACCGTGAGCCAATCGTCAAGGGATTCGTCGCTGGCTCCCTGCTCTTCACGG